ATCGGGGCCATGGAGCAAAAACTATTGAACATAATACCTTTTAGAAAGGAAACTTTGGAAAACTATTTGAACATTTTAACTCATATTTTTTCAGGAGAAATTGTAACAAAAGATATATTGAAATTTTATAGAGAATTTGGAAGTTTACTCAGTAAGGTTGACATTTGGTCAGATGGAAAAGAAGAGTCTATATCTCACTTAGATGGTCTTATTAGATTGGCTATATATCATATTGAGTCAGGTAGTGAAATCTTATTGTTAGAAGGTTGCAATGAATGCAAAGAGAGAATATTGTCTGATTTGGATTTACTAATACTGACAGATGGGAAATTGATAGCTGTAGATTATTCAAAAAGCCATATGTTGGGATACAATATTCATTTTAACAATGAAAATAAATTACGAAAATTGAAATGTTTGGAGTTTGAGCATGAGTCTAGAGTTGAAAGTATGTCCCATGTTAAGTATAATTTTAATTTGATAATGGATTTGGAAGAAATAGATAATCCATTTGATGAAGAGTTTTCTAAATTGGATGATTTGATAGAATTTATGAACAGTGTGTCTAGAGAGAAATTTAATGGTTACTTGGAGAAATTCAAAACTTCTATAGTGAATAACTTGGAATCAAAGAAAATCAGCGGTTTTAAAAGTCATAGAAAGCCAGGAAGAATCAATAGATTTGAAATAATAAAAGATGTTGTCGTGAATTGCATAAATAAGAATGATGAATATTCTATGAATGATTATAAAACCTTAAGTAATGATTATCAAGATGTTCTGAAAAGTGATGATTATTGTAGTGATTATTTTGAACAAATAGAATCTGAAGATACCAAGCCTTTAACTTTCATTCCTTTAATCCATGGGTTTTCTAAAAACAACAATCCATCAGAGAGGGCTAAAGAGATCATAAATGAGCTCAAATTCACTAGATCAAAACACTCTGTTTTTTTAGAATATTTAATTAGAAATCAAGACATAAGTTATGTAGATAAATCTTATTCACATTGTGAAGATTATGACAGTTTTTCTGGCAATACATTATCTATGTGTTATGACAAAAAAACTAATGAGAAGGTTGACTCTTTTAATATGACTGGACCAAAAACTATTAGACAAATATTTGAAAATAGATTATTTAGAAAAGAGAAAGTACTCAACAGTATAGACTTAGAAATTGAATTTAAGAAGAGTGAAGATTACTTTTCAAATAATTGTGTTAACCAGTCTAGAAATAGTTCAGAAATAAAAAATTTAATTGAAGATATAATGATTAGAAACCCTGACATAGATGAGGCCAATGATTTAAAAACAGTCATTAAGAAACAAATGAAGATAACTTACTCGTCTTTTAGTAACAAAAAGTATTCAGACTTAGTGTCTTGCCATCAAGAGTTGGTACAAGCAGTATTAATGAGCTCTAAAAAAACTAAACATTTAAAGAAGATAAAAAATGGAATTAATATATCTTTCCAAAACGTTTCAAATAGATTGGCTATAGTTTTCAACACTAACACTTCAACTGAGCGAGAGTTTAAAGACACTAATTTATTTCTGTCTGGAATATTAAGTTCTGATGGGTTTATAATAAGGAATTTAGAAGGTTCTAATACTAGTTGGTTTTCATTAAGTCCTGCTGAATTAGATTGGTATTCTACAGTTTATCATAAGTATGTATCATTTTCTTCACAACATTTTGAATCTACTATGGTCAATCAGAAGAGGATAGATGATTCATTATTTATGCAGTCTATGTTGATGCTTATAAACAGATCAAATTTTTCACAAGCTTCAGAGTCTATAAGATATCTTTTCGTGAATACAACAGGTATGTCTATTGGCATGAGAGGACTTTTGAAGAATTTTTCTTTGATTAAAAATGGAATAAAAACCGGGTTTTACACTGTTAAAAGTCATGTTGAAAAAATAATCTTTTTAAGAACTATTAAAACTTTCAGTTTAATACAATTGCTAGATGCTAATGGTAGTAAAGACTCAATAGTAGGTTCATTTAAAACTAAAACTAATTTAGATTCAGGTGAAATAAGAAAGTTGGAGACTAGAGAGTGGAAAATAGCCTTTCCTCATGAAACCTCTTACGTTTGTTCGGCTCAAAATACTTACAATAGTTTATACATATGTAGATTATTAACCATGGATAGGCATAACACCATAATGTCTGAATCACTGGTGTTTTTGAAACAATTGGAAAATAGGAAAGAGTTTGTAGGTTCACTGAATATTGAAAGACAAAATAGTAAAAATTTGACTAGAGATTTCGAATATGAATTTAACAACATAGACTTAGGTGAATATAAGAAGTTTAATCCAAATATAATAACAGTAGCTCTAGGTGTTATGAATAGTGTTTTCTTGATCTCAAATAAGAATAATTTTAATGATTGTGTTAATGACATTCACAATTTTGATTCTGAGATATTTAGGTTAAACATATCTGAAGTGATGAATGTGAGAGGTTCAGTAACTTATGAAGGATCTAATGGTGTAGTAAAAACTAGCCGAATCAAGAATGTTAAGACTAATCAGGCTTCAAAATGTTATAAAACAGTTATGAGCAATGTGTCAGCTATGTTAAATGATACAATAATCGATAATAAAATAGATTATCAGATAATATCTAAATCAGATATTTCTTTATTTCCAATATTACTATATAATACTGAAAGAAAGTTTAAGCCTGTGGCAAGAATGGTAAAAAAAGATCAAATAGGTACTAGAGAAATTGCTGTTTTGAACTCAGTTCTCCGAGTCTCTTCATATTTTATTGAGAGCTTGTCTAGAATACAACGGTCAGATGAACATAGGAGGTCAGATTTTACAAATTTAATAGAGTGTATAAAAAAAGATGATATAGTAACAGACACTTACAATAAAACTTGCAAAGAAAAAAATTATGTATTTGATAATGCAGACTGTAGCTCATGGGGCCCTAGTATTCTGTCTTATGTATTATACCTCACTTTAGGTTCTAGAATAAATAACAATTATATAAGAAAACTTTTGAAAATTCAGTTACAAAATTTTGGCAATAAAATAATTAAAATACCAGATTCTTTATGTACAGAATTAGAATTTACAGACAACTTAAATAACTCAGTATCTAGAGCCTTCAATGAGATAAATAGCTTAGATCTTAAGGTTGGTAATTCTGAACTTTTATATTTGAATGCTTCTGAAGGGATGTTTCAAGGCGTCTTAGGAAATACGAGTAGTTTATTAGCATCTGATTGTCTGAGATTGAACTCAAGATTAGAAAGTATGATAGAGCCTAGTGTCAGTATAACTAGTCATGCAACTTCTGATGATTCTTGCAGAGCTATTGTGTTTGATAAAGATACTATAAGTGTTCACAATCTTTTGGAATTAGATTCTAACATGACTAATTTAATTAACTCTCATTTTGGTATAACCAGAAATGTTTATAAAAGTACTTATAGCATGTATTGTTTAGAATTCAATTCTATATTTAGAGAGATCAATGGAATATACAATCCAGATGTGAAAAGTAGAGTTAGCTTTGTAGATTATTCTCACTCATTAGATCCCGTAATAGGTTCTGAAAGATGCACAACTCAAGGTTCTGAATATTTAAGGATGGAAGGAAGTTTACTAGGTGCCACATGGGTTCAGCTATTAAATACTCATTTATATATGATACAATCGCAATCCATAATTTTGTATAGAGAAATAGGAAGACAAGTTTTTACAATTCCATATGAACTTTTTGGAATACCAGAAATAAATCCCTTAATGTCAGTTATGCTCAACCCTTCACATTATAAATGCTTCAATTATAATATTGGAAATAAAAATGATTCTAAATTGAACTTACATTTTATGCTTTTGTCTGAAGAAAAAGTTACTAGTGAAATAGATTTGGGTACCGATGAAAGAATAAACAAAATACCTAGTTTTACAAGATCTTCTATAGTCAATATAAGTCAAAGAGAGAGTAGAGGTAAAAGAGACTTAAGAGAATACTTATCAAATGTGAATGACTCTCAACTCATGCATGTGTTGACCAATAAGAACACTGTGTTGAATTATTTATTAGAAAATAGTCAAAGAGAAAAAAGCGATGGTGAGTCAAAGTCTAGCGCTTATAGATTTATGTTCTCACAAACTCCTTTGACTTCAAATATATATAAGATAAATTCTGTACTTTACGAAAGTATACTAGGGAAAATAACTTCTAAAAGCTCTATATTTGAATTGTCTAAAAACTGGAAAGATGAAATAAATTCAGAAGAATTTGAAGATCATTATTTAATAAACAATAAAAGAATTCAAAAGTTAAAAGAATTCTCGCTAGGAGACAAATTTGAATCAGCAGAAAAATTGCTTATAGGATATCTTTCTAGTATTAGAATAACCAAAATAGTACCAATTAGGCGTATAACAAAGATGAGATTAGATCAGAGAGAATATTTAGATAAGATAAGTCAAGAGTTGTTGATAGAAAGATTGTTAGTGCCCATAACTCCAATGATTTTAGGAGGAAGTTCAAATTCATCTATGTTGTCTTACATTGAAAACAAGTTGGCTATAGAGTCTAAGATAAGAAAATTTTGTTTTAGAAGACAGAAGTTTAAACTAGCATTGCTAGATGGTGATAATGGTGACAATATACTACAGGCAATCTTAAAATCAAATCTTATAGAAGGCTCAAAAGCGGAGTATGAATCAGCAAGAATTAATTATCAATATTCTCCTGATATTGATTTTATGCAACTTATGAATTTTCTGAATTCTGATCAGAAGTATTATGTTTCTGGACATAAGAGAACAGCTCAACTGCATTTGCCTATAACTAAGCCTTATGGTATACTAGATATAACTTATGTTGTCAATAATTTAATAGTGAACACAGGAATGTTCTATGGAAAACAAAGCAAAGTGAATGTCATGTTATCGTTGTTTTCTTTCTCTAAAAATTATCCTTTTATACCATTAGTAATTACTCGAGATGATTTGAAACTTAGCTTAGAAACTAAAAGTTATAAAACTGAAACTAGCAATTTTGAAATGTCTTATAGACCTGTTTTAGATTCAAAAGGATATTTGCTTTACTCTGATTTTTTAGAAAAAAATGGTAATAAGTATAGACATGATATTTTGTCAAAAGAAATGATTGGTATAGGAAAAGATAATCCTGTAGATAAGTATAATCTAATGGTTCCTAAGAAAAATATAATTAATGTTCATTTAACAGAACATCTAGGTTTCATACTTTTGAACACTAAGCTAAATGAAGATAATATTTACGAAAGAGTCTCTATTGATAAGTATTTTCCACCTGTAAAAAAGAAGCAAAAAGAAATTGATAATTCATTAGAAGATTTTAGAATATGTTGTTTAGGTTTAAGTGCTAGCCCTATGTTAGGAGAATCAATGATACAATGTGGAAAAACCTCTAGATTGTTTATTATTGAAGATGTTAATAAAGTTGTCGATCTATTATCAGAGTATCCAGGAGAAGTAATGTTTGTGAATAGGTTTGATTTTCTAGAAGTGGACTTGACTGATGAAAGTAAATTAGTTGAAAATTGCAATATTGATGACCAATTAGATATAGGTGATTTAGAAAATTATGACAGTGATGATGGAATAGAAATTGACTTTGATATATTTGAAGGGTCTGAAGACACTGAAGTTAAAGGGAGCCATAAACATATTACTAGAAACAGTAGTGATAGTGATGCAAGTAGCTATAGTGATTCTGAATTTTCATCTGAAATAACGTTCACGAAAACTTTCGTTCCTTATGAAAAAGAAACTATATGGACAGATACTATAAAAAGTTCAGCTGGAAAAGTTGATTATTATAAAAAAATACCAGATAAAAACATGGTGATATTTAGACTTAAATTACCAAAGGAGTTAGAGAATGTATATGAAACTGATAATAGTTTAACAGCTATGGGTAAATTATTAGAGAATGTAAACATGATAGAAAATGATGATAAGCGATTTTGGGCTTTAAGCATTATCTATGATTTTTTTCAAAGATTTAAAGATGAAGGATCTTTAAGGTAAGTTTTATTTTGCTCGACGGCCTAGG